TAAAGACTCGTTGTTAGTGTTCCAGACTATACTTCCTTCGTTAAAACCCAGTGTTCCTTTTTCTGTATCATCGATTTGTCTTATATTATCTGGGTCAAACTCACCTAAGTTGAGCTCTAAAACTCGAACTAACCGATTGTATGTATCACTACTAACAGACCGTTCCTGTTCTAACGGAAGTCTTGTTACTAGCAGCTTACTCATCTTCTACCATCTGGTCTAACATCTAAACGGGTTGCTCCGAGTCTCCACCCAGTTGAGGTGTTGGCTGGAACATTATCATCATCAGACTCTAACCTAACCACTGCCTGTCTAGCTCTTGCTCTAACATGGTTTTGTTGGGTAGAACTAGTGATTACTGATGTACTATTAGTGCTCAAACTATCGCCAGGGAAATTTCTTGTTTTTAAAACCATATTGACTTGGCCGCCGCTAGTGTTACTCAAAAACCTAACATCAGGTATGATCCTGCTTATAAAAGCAAACTGTTCTCCGTCGCCTATGTCAAAATCAGAAGACTCAATGTAAACATTTGTCATTGGGCTACCATCTGCGTCAAAACCTGTTTCTTGTTCATAAAGATAGCCATCCAACGTAGCTCGAGGATAAGGCTCTACACCAGCATCAAGCCAAGCGTGTCGTTCTAAAAGACCATAAGACCAAACCTGCTCGCTGTAGTTATATACCACATATTTATCTATTTCGGTTGAACCAGCAGAACAGTAGAACCAACCGACTTCATCAAACTGTGTGTTACTGAAAGCATGAACTTTAAATGCTTGGGCTGAATTAAAATCGTCAAACACATAGCTCAAAACAGAACAAGGTATTTTCTTGATTGATCCTGTGTAAACATAAAAATTATCGTAACCCATCCAGAAAACACCAGTCGGGGCAGTAACAGCAGCTTTGGGTGCCATTAACCCTGTATTCTCATTTATCAGGTTGATTCCGAATGTATACGGTGGGCCAATAAACTGCATGCTGTACAAAGCGGTGTCTGTCCAGACTAGTATTTCTTGTCTTGCTTTTACAGCTCCGATAATTTGACTACCAGAGGATAATCTTAGTTCCCCTGCTGTATTAGTACTGCGTGCCTCAAAATCTAATGCGTTTTCTTGATCACTAAAAGCAATCAACATTGGGTCACTTTCACCGCTGCGAGAAGAGTTTTCCATAGGATCAGCACCTAAAACTATTAAGTGCCTATCTTTTTCAGAAGTTAATACCTGAAGACCTATGGTGGGCACATCAACAGCTCCTGCTATTCCTGCAAGTTTTACAGCTCGTACTGAAGTGCCACTGTTCTCAACCCATTTATAAATACTTCCTCCACGAGGACAAAGCATCAAGTCCTCACCAAAATGGTCTTGAGACCATAAACGTAATTGGTTACTAGCTGACAACGCACTAGAGCTGCCCCATGTTCCGGCTCCCCATGTGCCTGTGCCCCAACCAGTACCTGCGACAAATACGTCAAGTCCGACTGTAATCTGGTACGCGCCTACCGTGCTACCGCCTCCGTTACCACTATCACTCGCGTTAGCAGTTACGGTGGCACCAGAGGTGTCTTTGGCTTCTATCGTGTATGTGTTCGTACTGGGAACTGTTGCTACTTGATACTCTTGATTTAAAACCGCAGCTGTGACATTACCTCCCAGACTCGCTGCTCCACTAAAAGTAACAAAATCATTGGCAGCTGCTCCGTGGCTTGTATCTGTTACGGTAATTGTTGCGTCGCCATTAGTTGCAGAAAATGTTACATCCCCTGCACTAGTTGTATTTCGTATTGGGGTAACGTCGTCAAAATCATCCCCTGCTTTTATGTAAAATTTCCAGGTTGTTCCTACACCAAGATATTTTGTGCCTGCTAAAGAAACCCATCCATGTAGAGATCTTGCTTTTCCTAAAAAAGTATTGGCTGTGTCTTTACTCCAACCACCTATTTTCTGTGGCCTACCATTTTTAAAACGGATTAAATTAGCGTCGAACCAACCGCCTTCATTATCATAATCGGTTCCTTCTCTATTTATTCCGGGTCTAAATACAAATTTATTTAAAGGCATAATCAATATCCTAACATTTTGTCTCTGAGTCTCTCGGCTCTTTCTCCAACTTGCTCAGACCAACGACTGTCCATCATTTCCTCAGCCGCTGTTTCCCAGTCCTCAAACTCTAGAGCTGCTAGAAAATTTTTAAAACCGCTAAGTCTAGGGTAACCCAAATTAAAACACATATTAGCTAAAACTCTCTGCCTAGTTTCTGGTAAATTTCTCCACCAAGGAAGATTTTTATCTAGTTCTTCACAAACTATGTCAATATCTTCATTAAAACACTTAGTCACTCGTTCTTCAGAAACTGGTGTACCGAGAGCTTGTCCGTACTCTTCGTCGGATTCTTTGACTAAGTGACCTATACCGAAAGTGGCGTAACCTAAATGATCCTCGTATACTTCGTACACACAACCCTCATCTAGTTTAAGTTCTTCTTCTAGTTTAACTCTATCCATCTTCAGCCTCTTGTTGAGTGTTTTGTTCTCTATAGTATTTTAAAATACTCAAGACCTGACGCAAATACCTTTTTACTTCAGCCATGTTGGTAGAAAGGTTTTCATATCCTTTTGTCGTTAATGCATACCACGCATTGGTTGGCGCGTTCCCTTCGTTTAAGTCATCAAGATATTCTTGCATAAGTTCTGGGTTCAACACCGTCCATTCTACAGGAACAGGTTCTATTTGATTAGGTAAAGGTGGGTGGTATGTTGGTGCTTTTTTAACAACTGTTACTACCTCCACAGGCTTTACTTCAGGAATCTCCCGACCCGACCCTAGTATAGAACAGCCACTAATTAATAGTAGAAGTAGAAATAGTAGTATTTTCATCGAACTGTGTTTCATCGGTAATAACTTTAAGATCATTGAGCACTGACTTGGTGCCACGGTTGATAATATTCTCGATAAGTTTCGGCTTCCTCATGGACAACACATCCATGGAGTGCCGTGAGAACTTTTTTCTGATATCTGTGACCTCGTTTTGCGCTTCCATGTTTTCTTTCTGTAGTCGTTCTGTTCTTCAATAGTGCTTTCAAGCAGCTTTTGGTTCTGAATAGACCGTTCTAACCTTATTTGAAACGCATCTAGTTCAGCTTGTGATTTGTCATAATACATTTTGAAAGACCCTGCTAAAAGAACAAGGGCGATACCTAAACCAACACTTAGTTTAAACCCCATAGTTACACCAAGAAGTTAATGTTGTTTGACGCTCTAGTGCGTTGCATCTCTACTTTACCATTCTTTGCTATGTATAACGTAGTATTAAGCTGTTCTATTCTTTGTCTCCGTTCTTCACGATTCGTAGACTCCATAAGTTTTTGATAACGTATTTCGGCTGCTTGTCGCCAAGAAATGTCATTTACCGGACTTGTTGCTCCTATATCCATCACTTAAAAATCAGTATGATCCCTCCGATTAGTATAAATGCACAAAGCAACCCTATAGCGGTCACTCCCATTATAAGCCAGATCTGTCTGATCATCTTCTTTCTGGCAGCAGCCCTATTCCAATTTTAAAAGCTCCTGTGAGCTAAGGTTGTTAATAACCGAGTCTTTCTTCTCACGCTCAAAAGAATCTAACGCATCAGAAAACCCTTGCATGAGTTCAACTGCTTTCGCAGCCCCATCTCCGACTTCATTTAGTTTATTTATGGCGGTGGATATTGTAGACAGGATCGCCCCTGCCGCTGCCACTGATTCAATTATCATGGTAAACCTCTACGGTTTACGCGACATATAGGCCGTAGCGCCGAAGTATAGACCTATGATGCTGGCCTGGCTAAGGAACAACATATCACTAAGCGAGGACAAGGTTGAAAGGCGAGCTTCTGGAACGAAAGGTAAAAGGGGTAGCAACGAATACAAAACCATTGAAGACATAGCAACCCAAGCAATTCGGCGCTGGGAATCTTGCTTTTCTTCTCGGAGATCTAGTTCAATCATTTGTGTGGCACGTTCAAGTTCTTCATCACTAACTGTACCATCCTGGTCAATATCGTATTTAGCCCAAACTGAATTTTCTTGTAACTTCTTAGCCATAACTAATCCCAAAACTTTTGGTTAGATGCTGCCATTACTGGCTTGCAGTAAGCGGTTATGTTGTGTTGTTTGATGCCCCCTCTACAACGGACATCTCTGCAATTATGTTCTATCCAGTATGCAAACTGCTGACAACGATGAATGTCTCGAAACAGCATTTGATCTGAACCTTGCGCTACGTTGCCCTCTATAACTGTGACCAACATAAAAGCTAGTATTGTGCCTTTCATTCATAAAAACTTTGCGGCCACTATTGTTGCCACCATGAAGGGGTAAACACCCCATATCATCATCTCAAGTTTCTTGAACTTTTCAGATCCTTCATCCAAGCGTTTTTCAATATTTTCATATCGTACAGCGCATTCTCTTTGATGCGCTTTAATTTCGCTTAGAGCCTCTTGGGAGTCCGAACTCACTTTTTCTTTTTTTGTAGAGTTTTTTCGATTTTTTTTGCTTGAGCTAGGTGTAATTTGCTTGCTCCTTTCAACTCTTTAATAAGCTTGCGCTTTTGCGCGTTGGTTAGTTCAGCCATCAATCTGACCTCTTTACAAACTTAATCGGGTTAGTCGTAGATCCTTCTTTTGCCTTGCCTATGTTCAAAGCAATCATTTC